CAATTAGATAGGCGATGATGCAGATGATTCAAACCAGAGATCTCATATTCTTCTACGTTGATATCCTGTAGAAGTCCGATAAGACTCTTTCGTTCGTTTGAGGTCTTCGGATTGCGAAGAGCACAACGATTCATTCCTTCTAGATTTCTGTAAGTTCTGGACATTTCTCTATCCTCAGTTACATTTAGAGTTTATCACTCTTTTTGGGTTTGTGCAAGTTTGTTTTGTGAAGATTGACACTGATGATCAATGTCATTCCAGTGGCGAACGGCATTTGCAATAATGAAACTATTCGTCACAATCAATTGAATCATAATCAGAAGGCGAATAATGGCAATCTTATCTGCCTCTTTATCATCCTTTCCAGATTTTTCCCCAAGTGCCTTTGCTACTAGTCTCCACAGAGATTGTTTATTCTGATTTTTCACTCTTTATTTTCTTCTCAAATTCTTCCATTAGTTCTTTTGCAGACCTCATGGATCTGCGCCATATAAGGTATCGGGTTATAGGATTATCTGGACTATGAAAAATCCACCACTTGACTTTTTCATATTGAACTCTTACAAGTTGAGTTAGCATATAAAATGCTTGTGCTACAGAATTGTCGGTTACTATAACGTAGGCAACAATTGCAAAAAGTGCAAACCAGGAGTAATAGATCATAATTATTCAGGTGTCTTTAAACCATAAAGATATTCAATAACCGATACTTTCAATTGTTCAAGTTCCTGCTCACAATCCAGTTTCTTTGCCACAGTGCGAATTTCGTAATGTGTCGTATGAAGATCTTCCAACATAAGATCAATTGCCTGAATTTCTTTTTGAGTCATTTGCTTTTATGATTAATGGGCAGGAAGGAACAGTTTTACGAAGTTCTATTAAAATCTCATTCTTTTGCTGAGAAGTTAAGAGACTAATATTCACCAAACGATTGGCGATTATTGCTACCTGATGGCAAGATAAGATCGTAGTCAGAAATAGAGCGCCCATCAGACTCTCCGTTATTAGTGATATTTATCACCCAAATCCCTTACTCTTAGCCTTCTTTTTATCTTTTACGATTATAAGATCCAAAAAATCGGGAATTTGCGCATGGACGAACCAATACCCCTGAGCGCCCTCCCAATCCTCAAAAAATACCTTTTTACCACTTTTCAGCACAATTTCGTAGTTGTGCCTATCATAGGGGGCATTAGACGTGCAAGAAAATGTAGAACTCATAGAAATTCATCCAAATTTGAGACGGATTTACCCTTAATTGCCTTCTGAATATAGGATTTGGCGGTTTTATAGTTGTTGGCAGTATGAATTTGCTGCCCTTTGTGAAGAATAATAAATTTTTTACCCCACTGGACCGCCGCCCATTCCCCGCTTTTGGTTGCATACCCGTTTGGGTCTCCTGGAGTAGGATTCAGTAGGGTTTCGTTCTGAGTATTCATTTAAAGATTCTATAGAGAATATAGAGAAGTGCAACCCCCAAAGCAATAGGCCAGTAAGTAATCAGAAGATATATTGCACCACCAATTACGGCAAGTGCAAGCATCGCACCAGAATCTGCTGAAGATCCTCCTCCACTATTGTTACTGCTTTCACGGAGATTGATAATCTGCTCGGCACCATAAATGTTTTGGAGTTGCTCCTTAGCACCACTTATAGTGGAAGCAGAAACTTCAATATCAACATATCCACTGGATGATCCCATCCAGCATTTAGCAGTCCATCTACGTGACATGATCAGAATACGGCATTCACACTCACTACCTTAGCGGTAGGGTTTCGGGCCAGGGCAGTTCGCTTGGCATCATCATAGTTACGTGCTTCCACTTCTTCATAGAAAACTTTACCGGCAACGTAGAGTTGAACTTTGCAGCGCATTGGAATTCTCCTTGTGTGTTTGAGTATTATAGCAGAAAAATCAGCGGCGGACAACGCTGATGGCAGGTTGACCCTGATTGAACACGGTGTCCACCACCGCCTGAACCGCCTTAGCGGTGCTCACGCCCACGTTAGAGAACACGGGAATGCAGACCAACCCAAACGAGTTGGTGTAGGACTCAAGGGCACCAGGGGCGATTTCACCGCTCTGCAGGCGGCGAGCATCCTCTTTATGAAGGCGAATCACACGACCGATGGTTTGGGAAATGCCGATGTAATCCATGGAGCGCATGAACAGCACCGCTTCCAGACCAGAAACGTTGATACCCTCAGAGAGAATGCTGTGGTGAAGAACAACGAACTTTTTGTTGTCATCCTTACCCCAGGCAGAGAGAGTGTCAAAGAACACCTCACGGTTGACCTTCTTGCCATCAATCACGGCACCAGTCTTGGCAGTGATATACATCCAAGAGAAACCACGCTCCTCAAGTTGAGAGCAGAAATCAGTCTGAGAAACCAGATTGATGATCTGTTTGGTTGCCTTGGAGCAGATCAGAACCTTACCAACCTCTTGCTCGTCAATAGTGGCAAGCATGTTCTCACAGTCAACATCGGCAACAAGTTGCCCCTTGCTGAGCATCTCAAACTGCTTAACCACAACCTTAGGAGGCACAATGAAACCACCCTGAACAAGTTCAGGAGCGGGCACGTTGCAGATCACTTGACCATAAACGGCACTATCATTCATGCCAGGTTTGGAAACAGTGACAGAGTGCTTAGGAGTAGCAGTGAAGAAATAGCAGCGATCAGCATCGCCAGAAAAATGCTCCGTAGCAGGGAAGAAATGGCGCTGAACAGAGTTGTGCGCCTCGTCAAAGTAAATAGTATCTACTTGAAGATCTGCCTGCTGCAGGCGCTGCAGAGAGTTGTAGGTGGTGAAGATCAGTTTGTTGCCAGTAATCTGAGAAACCCAGTTATAAATCTCAGAGGGTTTCGTGGTGCTCTGGTGATGGGTCTCACCGCTATGAACGTGAAGCACAGAAGCGTTAGTGATGAACTCCAGAAACTCGCTGGAGAGTTGCTCTGCCAGCAGAATGCGAGGAGCAACAACTACGATGGTCTTGGGAGCATCAGATTGAAACTCACGCATGGCATCAAAGATGGCAATGTTGGTCTTGCCACCACCAGTCGGAATAATCACCTGACCTTTGTTATACTTGGCAAGAGCATCCAGAGCACGTTGTTGGTGGGGGCGAAGTTGGATCATCGTTTTGCGTTTCAATACAGTTATTATACAGCAGAAAACAAGGGGACCGAAGCCCCCTTGTGACAGTTTGTCAACTGGTCAGAAAAATTGTTCTAATCCTACTGGTTGCCCGAAAGAATAATCATATTTAAGGGCATCAGCACACACATAATGGGGGTGATCTGTGGAAACGCCAACCCTTTGACACATTTCCTGATGATTATCTTCCATCATTTCGACTGCATATACCATATTATCAATTACATACTGCCTATCGTGATACTCCGTCAATTTATTAATAAGTGTGATAATAAAATTACCACTTCCTGCAGAATTATCTAAAAATGTTGAGGAAGGATCTTTGAGAATATTTTCAGAAATTTCAGAAACCATTTCTTCACATAATTCAATTGGTGTGAAAACTTCTTGAGTTTCTTTAATTCTTTCATCAGATCTTTCAATGTTTGACCCAACCTCCTTATTATGTTTATTTTTTTTCATTTTTTTCCCCAAGACATTTAATGTAGGTTGAAATTAAATCATTTTTTCCAAAATGATACCTACCATTGCATTGATTTGCAACTTCTCTAAATTTGGGAGAAAACTCAACGAGATTTTGTATCACCTCAGGATCTCGTACCTTAAGAAAGTGATGACCCTTCGCATAATGTGTAAAGTTCTCGGTTTTAACTCTGCCGCTAGGACCGCATCCATATTCACCAACAAAAACATCCGCTTCAAATCTTCTCTCGTAAGGAAGAAATTGAAAATCAGGATGACTTGTATGCATATAGATTTTTTTCCTACATTCGTCTTTCACAACCCAATGTTGTTTAACAGCACTAATGCCACCAGGAAATGTAGAAGGGTCCAGATCTTCATCAAGAACACAATGAAGATTTGGACTGATTTTATTTAAAGAAGATGGTTTTCTAACCGAAGTTGGTAAAACAAATCGTATATCATCTGTAAGTTTAGATGTTTTATTTAAAAATTTAATTGCGAGATTTCCACCAACACCATAGGGTGGATTTCCAATTGATAAGGTAAAGCGCATTTTTTTCTGGATAAGTATGTCAAGATCTTCAACTAAGTTAATTTTAGCATTAATTTGTTTAATCGCATAGAAATGTGCCTGATCATTTTCCCAAACCCAAATATTTTCGGGGGAAAACCCCCTTTTTATGGAGCAGAGTGAATGCAATCCAGATGGATCACCAATAATAAGAATAGATTTATTCATCAGGGTAGTAGTTGATTGAGCAATTGTACTGAAAGTGCTTTCTGATCTTGCATAGTACAGGATAGTTTTTGAAGAGTCATGCATTCATCTTCTGCCATAGAATTTTTAATATCAATCACTGCTTGATTGATACGATAACTCAGAGATTTCGCATTAATAA